AAATTGATTTACGAGCAATGGATTTACAACGTAAAGTTCAAGAAGCTCAAATGAAGGAAGCAGGCCAGTTTGAAAGACAAGAAGCTGAACTTGCATTTGATGTACAAAAACTAAGATCACAAGAAAACGCACAACAAGACCGATTAGATGTAGCTAAAGAAAAATTAGATCTTGCAAAATTTACAGCTGCAGCAAAACTTAGAGGAGGACAATAACATGCCGATGACGAAAAAAGGAAAAAAGATTATGAAATCCATGAAAGAACAATATGGATCTAAAAAAGGTGAAAAAATTTTTTACGCTTCTGCTAACAAAGGAGTGATTAAAGGTGTCGAAAAAAAATCTAAAAAGAAAAAGAAATAAAGGACTCAGTGGCGGAACAAAATCAGGACCACCTCCTAAAAGAGGGCCATCCCCTCAAGGAATTAGAGTCCCCTTCAAAAAAGTACAAACACGAACAACCTAAAATCTTAGTTCAAAATAAACTTGCTTATCTTGCAGGTGTATTTGATGGTGAGGGTAGTTTTGGTTTATGGTCCAATGGTAAAGATCAAAAAAAGATATTCATGCTTCAAGTTGAAATGAGGGATGTAGATATCATTGGAAAATTTCAAGAATTTTTTGCTTGTGGTAATATTCAATATAGATCCCCAAGAACGGAAAACGCAGAACCCACTCATGTATGGAAAGTCAAAGGTGAGAAAGCACTTGAATGTGCAAGACAAATGATGATCTTTTGGGGAGAGCGAAGAATGACTAAAATAATTAAAATTTTAACGGAGCTGAAGCAGGATATTCCAGTAGCAAAGTAGACATGATATAATTTTTTATTATGTTTCCATGGAGTTTATTAGGATCAGGAATAAAAGCTGCAGCAGAAATTTATTCCAATAAAAAGAAATCTGAAATTGCAATGTCAGAAGCTGCGTTACTGCACGCAGAAAAAATGAAGCGTGGAGAAATAGAATATACTGGTAAAGTTTTTGAAAATCAAAAAAACGATTGGAAGGACGAATTCATACTTTTAACAATTTCATCACCTCTGTTTTTATTAGCGTATTCTGTTTTTGCAGAAGACGAAAAAATGCAACAAAAGATTGATTTATATTTTCAAAAACTACAAGAGATGCCTTGGTGGGTGGTTGGTTTATGGGTTTCAGTCGTGGCTGCTGTGTACGGACTTAAAGCAACAGATGTAATAAACATGAATAAAAACAAATGATAAACTGGATTAAAAAATTATTTAAAAAACAAAAACCTCTTAAATTAGAGGACATCGCATTTGGAAAAATGTCCAAAGGTGATTTAAAAAAATTAGTTGCTGAAGGTAAAATAAAGTCTATATATCCTCCATATTATTAATATACATGAGAAAGCTTTGGACTTTACTAAGTAAATTTGCTACTAAGTTATCCAACTTATGTTGGAAAAAACTATATGCTAGACGTAACAACCGTTAACGAAATTAGAAGAGAAATCAAAAAACTAATTGAAGCTAAGAAGAACCATATCGTGCACAGTGTTGACACTGTTGAGAAACTTCAATATTCTAGAGGTCAACTCAGTTCTTTAGAAGAACTGCTTCAGGTGATTAAATACCTGCTGAAAAAAGAGGATATAGAAGATGACGACCTTGGTAAAACCGGATGGGTCAGCGATAGTAACGAAGCTTAAAGAACAAAAGCCAGATATTCCTACCGACCCAAAAGACATTTCACAAATGTTAGATAAAATTCCAGATCCTACGGGATGGAGAATTTTAGTACGTCCATACATACCACCTAAAAAAACAAAAGGTGGAATTTATATGTCGGACGAATCACAAGAGAGAGTTGCACTTGCAACGGTATGTGCTCTTGTCATTAAATGCGGACCCCTTTGTTACAAAGATGAAACTAAATTTCCAGATGGCGCTTGGTGTAAAGAAGGCGACTGGGTAATCTTTGGAAGATATGCAGGTTCCAGATTCAAAACTGAACTTGGAGAAGTTCGTATTTTAAACGATGATGAGATTATCGGCACGGTCAGTGATCCAGAAAATATCATTCACAATTACTAGGAGAAAAAAATGGTAGAACAAGCTACGGCAAAAAATAACGATGTTGAACTTGATACAGATGATGCACAAGAAACCAACATTAGTTTAGAGAATACTGAAAGTGAAAAGCACGCTTCAGAAATAAAAAAAGAAGATGTGGACTTAGGTTACACAGATCTTTCTAATTTTAAAAAAGAAAAAGCAGAGACAAAAGAAACACCAGATGCTATTCAACAACAAGCAACTGAAGAAGAAAAAGATGAGCCTAAAGCTGATTTAAATAAAGTTTCTGAGAACGCTCAAAAAAGAATTAAAGAGTTAACTTTTAAATACAGAGAAGCTGAAAGAAGAGAAAAAGCAGCTTTAGAGTATGCAAAAGGTTTACAGAAAAAATTTTCTGATGTTTCTGAAAAGTATGAAACTACTGATACTGAATATTTAAAACAGTACGACGCTAGAATTGATGCTGAAAGAGACAAGGTTAAACGACAGTTAAAAGAAGCACTTGAATTACAAGATACCGATAGAGTCATGGAAGCAAATGATAGCTTAACCAGACTAGCTGTTGAAAAAGAAAAGGTAAGAATTTCTTTATCCGAAAAGGAGAAAAGGAAAAAGGAAGCTGAAACTGCACTTAAACACGAGGGTACAGTACAGGCTCCGACTCAAGAGCAACCAGTTCAAATTAGTCAAAAGGCACAGTCCTGGGCTAAAAATAATGACTGGTTTGGCACTGATAGGGTCATGACATCTGCAGCAATGGGCTTACATGATGAACTTGTAAGTCAAGGTATTGAAGTAGAGAGTGATGAATACTATAATGAAATTGATAAACGTATGCAGGAATATTTTCCTCATAAGTTTAACAATGCTACAGATGCATCTGAAGAGCAATTTTCAGAAACTGCAACTAAAAAACCCGTCCAAAATGTTGCAGGTGTATCTCGTAAGCAAGCTGGACGCAGAACTGTGAAACTCACCAAATCACAGGTAGCTATTGCTAAAAAATTAGGGGTGCCACTAGAGGAATACGCTAAATTCGTGAAGGAGGATAGATAATATGGAAAAAATAGACAAGTCTTCACGCCAGTCCAATTCTAGAGAGACGACTACTAGAAAAAAAAGTTGGACTTTACCATCCAGTTTGGATGCTCCCCCTGCACCAGATGGTTTTATCCATAGATGGATTAGAACCGAAGTAGCTGGTTTTGAAGATACAGGAAATGTATCTAAGAAATTAAGAGAGGGTTATGAATTTGTACGAGCTGATGAATATTCAGATATCGATGCAATGAAATATCCTGTCATAGCTAAAGGTACTTATCAGGGATGTATCGGGATTGGAGGCCTTGTGCTGGCAAGGATACCGGAAGAGATTTTAAAACAGCGTGGCGAGTATTTTTCAAGAATTACTCAAGACCAAATTAACGCTGTCGATAACGATCTAATGAAGGAACAGCACCCAGGAATGCCTATCAATATTGATAGACAATCCAGAGTGACCTTTGGTGGTGGACGTAAACGTTAATTTTTTAACATTACCTACCAACTAAGGCGGCTTAACATAAAACTAAACAAGGAGTAAAAAACACTATGGCAAACGTAAGTGAAAAGTTTGGTCTAAGACCATACAGAAAACTAGACGGTACACCATTAGTTGGAGCTCAGAACAGATACACAATTTCTGCAAACAACACAGTTGCTATTTATCAAGGTGACTTAGTTGTACCTGAAACTGATGGAGACATCAGCAGACACGTAGCAGGAACAAGTGCCGCTGTAATCGGAGTTTTCAATGGATGTTTTTATACAGATCCTACTACGCAAAAGCCGACTTATTCAAACTACTACCCTGGTTCAGTGAACGCAAGTGACATTACTGCATTTGTTGTTGACGATCCAGATGCAGTATTTTTAATGGACGTGAATAATACTTTTGCAAGATCAGATCTGTATACTAACTATTCAGTAACTGGTGCAACCGGTAACACAATAACAGGTATTTCAGAAGTGCAGCTTAACAAAGCTTCAACTGGAACTGATTCTACATTCGTTGTACAAGCGATTGATATTTCTCAGGACCCAGATAATTCTGATGCAAGTTCGTCTAATTCGAACGTACTTGTTAGAATCAACAACCACTTCTTTAGAAGCGGTACAGGCATATAATAGGAGAATAAAATTATGGCTATAAGTAGATCACAACTAGTTAAAGAACTAGAGCCAGGTTTAAATGCACTATTTGGCCTGGAATACGATCGTTACGAAAACGAGCATGCAGAAATATTTGCAACTGAAACTTCTGATCGAGCATTCGAAGAAGAAGTGATGTTAGCAGGTTTCGCTGCGGCTCCAGTAAAACAAGAAGGTGCGGGAGTTGTGTTTGATCAAGCAAATGAAACTTTCACTGCTAGATACTCTCACGAGACTATCGCATTAGCTTTCTCAATTACTGAAGAAGCGATCGAAGATAACCTGTATGACAGACTTGCTGCAAGATATACAAAAGCTTTAGCAAGATCTATGTCACACACTAAACAAGTTAAAGCAGCTGCTGTGTTAAACAAAGCACAGTTTACAGCAGTAACTGGTGGAGACGGTGTTCCATTAATTTCGAACGCTCACCCATTAGCAACTGGCGGTACGTTTTCAAACGTATTAGCAACTGCTGCTGACTTAAACGAAACATCTTTAGAGCAATCATTGATTGACATCGCAGGTTTCGTTGATGAAAGAGGCTTAAAAATAGCTCTTATGGGCAGAAAAATGATAATTCCAAAAGAATTACAATTCACTGCTGAAAGACTAATGAAGTCTC